GGTTATCTTTAATTAAGAAAGCAAGACAATCAGAATTGCGTAACCTATGTAAAGAACATGGCTTTGAAGATATACATTGGAGTCCAACTCATGATACAGGATCATTTACATATATATTGAAGTTGGCAACTATGGTAGCAGGTCCATGGGCGGATACGGATCCTGAACCTATGTATGTTCCTCGTCAGGTGCGTGAGGTTATGGAAAAAGGGTTAAGACCTTTTCAAAAAAAGATTATTGATGACGTGGGTGTTTGGGATACAAGACATATCAATTATGTGTATGACAAAGTGGGTAATTTGGGTAAGTCTGTTTTGACATGTTACCTTTGCACTAAAGGGTTAGGTCATTTGATTCCTGCAATGGAAAACTTTCAGGACATTATGAGAATGGTCATGAACAAAAGTAAGTTAGGGTTTTACCTTATTGACATACCAAGAGCTACAACTCATATGAACCAAAGAGAATTGTTCAAGGGTATAGAAACTATTAAAAGTGGTTATGCTTATGATGATAGATATCATTTTAAAGATGAATGGTTTGACTGTCCTAACATATGGGTGTTTGCTAATCATCTTCCACCAGAGAATTTATTATCTGCTGACAGATGGAAGTTCTGGTGTGTGTCAAGTGAGTTTGAGCTTAACGAAATGCCAAGTGATGTGTTGTTACAACAAAGAGAAGTAAATGAATTATATAAAAAAAGAAAACAAAATGAATAAACAAAACGGTCGGGCTACGCCCTCCTTTTTATTAATTATTATTACTTTTAAACTTGATCACGGAACCACATGTTACCTTCCATGGAAGTTTTAATTCCAGAGGCTGATGTAAGTTGTGAATCAGTCATCATAAAGAGGAATATTTGTCCTGAATCAACATCGACTTCAGATGCAGTATTGGAACGAGCAAAAGAAGTATGAACATGACGTTTGGAGAACCAATTTATCATAAACTCATGTTTGCAGAATTGATTTGCACTTTGAGGATTGAACTTAAAGCGTCCTTTCTTTAAGATACGGTATTTGGAACGAGTATTACGTTCAACAAGATTGGGGATAGAGTTAATAGCTGGGTTGGAACTAACACCAAAGTAGTCTTGAACGAAGGATGTAGTTGTAACGGCTGCACCGTCGGTCTCATTCTTAACAGCTAAAATCCAATGAACATCACATTGTGATGATAATGTAGCAGTGGATACACATTTGACTTGAATCTTTGACCAATAAACGTCATCGGCTACTCTTGTTTGAAGAGAGGTGCCTCTTGACATGTAGCCCCATGGTTCAAGTATAGGATTGGTGTCGGCGAGGATGGAGGATGCAAAACCAGAAAGGTTTCCGACCCCTCCTCCTGCTCCTTGGTCAGAAATAAACCAACGCTTAGAAGGTCTTTCCTTTATAGCAACCTTTTCAAGTTTCGCAATGCGTGATTTGATACCCCTACTAGGGTAACGAGAACGTGAAGTTCGTTTACGGTAAGCTGAGCGGCGAGTTCGACGAGTAGCTCTTCGACCTCGTCTAAAATATTTAGGCATCTTTCTCGAAATGCAATAAAATTAATAGTATCAGTAGATTCTTCACTATTTGGTGAAGATGGGAGTGCCAGTTTGTAGTTTAAATAATTAAAATTAAAAAATATCGTATACTAAAAAAAATTTAAAAAAGTTGTGGCTTCGAGCAGAAATGGTCTTGACATCGAGGTTTCGACATTTTGCTTTTGACGTCACGCGTGACATATAACTTAGAAAAAAATTTATATAAGTTATCTTTTTTTTTTATGATAAAAAAAAACTTCGAAAAAAAAAAAAAAAATTTAGGCGCCAAGCAAGTTGGCTGTAACACTATTAAATTTTTTTAATAAACAGGAACAATAGGAACATTGTCACTGTGACATACAATGACACAACAATTAAACTTCTATGATTTTACTATTAGTAAAGATAAACATGAATTGCAAGCAGTGATTAAATTCATGAAAGGTATTGCAAAGAAATATACATTTAAAGAAGAAATGGGTGATGATGGTTATTACCATTACCAAGGTAGGTTATCTTTAATTAAGAAAGCAAGACAATCAGAATTGCGTAACCTATGTAAAGAACATGGCTTTGAAGATATACATTGGAGTCCAACTCATGATACAGGATCATTTACATATATATTGAA